CTCTAAATGGAGTTCCACCATTTTTGTGAGTTCCACCTGATGTATTGTATGAAGTTTGAATCCACATTTGTGCAGGCCAATTATTATGAGTTTCTAAATACTGTTGTCCTACTGTTTCATCTTCAACGCCATCAGCGTTTAACATATCGCCATTATTCAAAGTTAATACTTGAATGACTTTTCCGTTAGCTCCTAGTTTTGCAAAATGTGCCATAATTATTCTCCTATTATATATTAATTTTTATCATTGTTCAACTATTGAAATTTGTACCTTATTATTACTATACCTGAACCACCATTAGCTCCATCCTGACTATTTTGTGGACCTCCATTTGGATTAGGACCTGGACCACTTACTTCATTACCACCTCCTCCTGCACCACCAGTATTAGCTGTACCAGCTACCGCTTGTTCTGGAGCTGGACTAGCCCAACCTCCTTTACCTCCAGCACCACCACCGCCATTACCACCAGCACCTGAAGTAGGACTTGGGCTATTACTATTATAATTTATTCCACCGCCACCACCTGCGTAATAAGTGTTTGAGCCATTTATATTAATTTGTAAACCATCACCACCAGCACCACCTACACCACAAACTCCTGTTTGACCAACTGCTGAAGCACCTCCTCCTCCTCCTGTGTCAACTAAATTTGGGTGTGAAGGTCCTCCTGCAAAACCTTGAACTGGAGTTACTGAAGGGGTATTTCCTGCTCCACCTGTTCCACAATAGCCACCACCACCACCAGATCCACCAGTAGCTCCTGTTTCACCACCTGTTTGACCATTTGCTCCTTTTCCACCACCTGTTGATGTAATACTTGAAAATATTGAAGATCCACCTCTTGCTGTACTTGGAGTTGGTATAACAGAAGGATTAAATGCACCTCCAGCACCAACTGTAATTGGATAGGCTTGTGCACAAACTGATAATGCAGCAGGTCCTTTTCTTGGTGAACTTGGAGCAGGTGCACAGTAAGTAGTTGCTGAAAATCTTAATCCTCCAGCTCCACCTCCACCACCAATACCACTTCCTCCAGCTCCACCACCAGCTACTACTAAATAATCTACTGTTGTTGATCCAATTGGATTACCTACTGAACAAACTGTAAAAGTTCCAGGAGATGTAAAAGTATGAATTTTGTAATCACCACAACAAGTAATTGTACCACCTGTTGCTACAATATATTCAGGTTGTAATTCTATATCACTTAAATTTGATGTTTCAGTTCCTTTCCAGCCTTGAGTTCCATCTACATAGACTAAAGTAATTGCAGAATTATTTTTAGAAATTGTTAAATCTGAAGTTGTACCATTTATGTTAGATCCATTTCTTGCTATTGTAATATTGTTTGTTCCTGCTGTTCCAGCATAATCTGCTACAGATACGATATCTCCAGCCGAAGGTGAGGCTGGTAAAGTCATTGTTATAGCACTTGATGTTGTATTAAGAAAATACCCCTCACCACTTACTGCTGTAAATGATGCTGTTTTAGCTGTAGTGTCCCAATCAACAGTTCCTGTTCTACCGAATCCTGTTTGACTACCATTATTTACAATAGTAGTTCCAGAAGGAAAAGTTATCGTATCTCCTGAAGCACCAACTGTTAAATTAGTTCCGCATTGTGGTTCAATTGCATTTACTTCTATTTTACTCATTAAATTATTACCAATGTTCCTGTTATAGTTTGTGTACCTGTAATTGTAACAGGGCCTGCTAATACGCCTGAATCTAAAGTTTGATCTTCATCTAAAGTAGATGCATGAGTGACTACATATCCTGTAGCCTGCATTACTGGAGACATAGCTTTCTTTGCAGGGATTGTACAAAATACTTCTTTTGCACCCGCTGAAAAATCAACTAAAGCATCACTGTTTGTAGAGGATAGCACCGTGTCTCTTGATAAAGTATCGGTTGCAGCATCGGTTACTGTACCAATACCAACTTCAAACTCATCTGATCCTGTGTTAGTGATACAGTAATAAGTAGTGTTACCATTACCTATACCTGAAACAAAAGATTCAAAATCATCAGAAGCACCTGCTAAGGAAAAAGTTCCTGTTCCAGTAGTGGTGCTTGTCTCTTTAACTCTATCGTTAATGACAAGGGCCATCTATACTCCTAAGCTATTCTTAATATTGCTGCTGTTGTCGTAAATTCTGGGAACTGAATAGTGAATGTTCCTGCAGTTGCAGTTTTAACTCCACCAAAATCTAACACACAAACTGCTTTTTTACCGTCTGTACTATTATAAATTAAAGCTCCTTCAGCTGATAAAGTTACTCCAGTAAACGATAAGTTTGCAAAATCAACGATTGCAACTCCTGATGCAACTGATGTTTGTTGTGATTGTAGCTGTGATCCTTTAGCTGTGTATTGCCCTGAATCAGATACTTCATTACCTGTTGTGTAAGATGTTGTTGCTGCGTTAATTGTTGCTAATGATGTGTATAACGCTAAATTAAATGCGTCACCACCTGAAGCTAGATCGTGAACTCCGTCTAATAATTCTTTTTTAAATGAATTACATACTGCTTGTGTTATTGCCATAATATTTCTCCTTTAATAATTTATCATGAATTAGGTGAAGGCGAAGGCACTTTTATACGTGGTACACCATCATCAAATTCAGCACGTCTTCTTCTTCCCATTTGTTGAAGAGCAAACGCTTGTATTTCTTCATTATACTTCTCTTTATAGAGATTGTACATATCTAGGGGTCCTTTTAGATAAGAAAAAGCTTCAGTTAAAACACCATGAAGCAGTAAAGATTCTTGATACTGAGATAAATAATTTGTACTTGTTGAAGTAAATCCAGGAGGATCAATTATGTAGTTTAATTGAACTGCATAAGCTTGGTCTGGAGTTGGAGCTACAACGACATTATCATCATCCCAATTAGCATAATACTTAGGTTTACCTGTAGCACCAGAACTATTATATTCTGAGATAAAGCTAGTATCTCTTTTTTCCATAAAATCTCTAGTTCCTGTTTGATCGGTAGTAGAGAATACTTGTAATGATCTAATAATTAAAAAATCAGCAGGCATAACAAGATACCTTTTATTAGCTGTAAATGAAGAAGTAGCGTACTTTCTAGTTTCATCGTAGTCTACCGCACCTGCAATCCCTAATTCTGTGTTTCTAATAAACTGTTGGATTAGAGTGTCTGTTAATACATTAGCATCAACTTCTGTATAGCTTCTTACTTGTGTTAAAAAATTTGAATAAGTTATTGCCATTATGTAATACTAATCACTACCTTTCCTACTCTAGTTCCTATTTGTCTTTTATTGTTTTCTTCTAATGGGTCCGTAGAAGGCTGCATACCATTTGAAGTAAATTGTCCAGGCCAATATTGTGGGTCTAAATAAACTGTAACCGGAGCTGCTCTTTGAGGTCTAGCATTCCATAACGCTTGAGGATCCGCCATATGTGGTTTTGGATCTAGTTGTGGATGCTTAGCTTCAAATTCAGATGTATGTACCCATGAACCATTCCATTCTTTTACCATTTCTAAATAAGGAAAAGCTTGTCCTGATCTATCTGATATTGATTGAGAGCGTTTTCCTTTTGCGTAAGCCATTATGATCCTTGTGGGTAATAAACATTAGGAGTGATATAAACAGAAGTTCTCTGCCCATCTTCTTCTAATGCTCTTTTTAATTCATCTTCATACAACAATTTTAATGCTTGGATTCTATCAGGTGCAACTTTTTGTGATAGATAAAATGCTAATCCAGATACCATACAAGGAAAGAATCTAAAAGGCATATCTGAAGTGTTAGTATAAGCACCTACATCTTGAATTCTTGCAAGGTAATAATAGAATATATTACTCACGGCGCTCGTATCAGGCGCCAGATATAAACTTATAGTTGGATTAATTTGTCTATTAACATAATACTGCGAAGGTGTTCCTGTTATAGTCTTATCAGGTATCGCAATATACTCAGATCTAGATACTTTTGTTAATGTTTGTTGATTACCACCTGTTGTAGTTACAACAGCTTCAAGTACATCATTACAATCACTAGGTGTATCGTAAGTTACTTGGCCGTTAATAAATGTTGTAGTTTCTGATTTAACTTTCCAAAGGTTAATACCTCTGTTACCCCATTCAGAAAATAAAAGATTTAAACTTCTCCTAGCAGAACGAATATCGTTACCTGAATTAGTTCTTACGCCACATCTTTCGTAAGCTTCTTCAATAACCTCATCGATTGTAATATTAAAACTTGTAGTTCCTGATGTAGCCATTGCATCCTTATTATTTTATTTTACCAGTCATTTTATAATTTTTATGACCGCCACCAATTGACATTCCACCTGACATTTTTTTAGTAGGTTTAGTCATCATTTTGCTAAAATCTGGTTTATAAGGTGTACCGTCCTTGTTTAATATAATTACTTTTGGTTTTTTTTTATCTTTACCCATTACTTTACTCCTTCAAATTTACCACCTTTAACAGCGATACCCATACCACCGCAAGATAGATTGATTATTTTATTTTTAGCTGCAGCTTTTGCAGCTTTATCCTGTTTGTCACCTTTGACAGAATCCGTTGCTTCTTTTAATGCTTTTAAGTAAGCTTTATATTCAGTTGCTTCATCCATTATTTTAATAAAT